ACCAGGAGTCGCGTCTGAAGGTCGTAGCCTTCGAGTGACGGATGCCCGCCTGCCGAGATCGGCTGATCCGCCAGCGCTTTGGCTAGGTCAGGATCGGCTGCCTGTGCCGATTTGAACTTCCCATCGGAGGGAAGGTTCTTCACGAACCGGTAGAACTGGCCCCACGGTCTGACTCCCCGAAAGAAATCGAGTAGGTCGATGTTGCATCGAACCTGCAGATCCCACTCGATTTCCTCGGCGTACTTTTCGAGGAGCTGAAGGAGCCCTACTCTTTTCCCGGGACACCCTCTGTGTCATCGGGCGCGGCACGGAAGTGAGCGTTGAGGTCGTTGATAAACGGCATCAGCACGCCCACCGGTTCGTCGGCCAGCACTGCCCACACGGCGGGAAATGCTTTGCCGCAGATCGTTTCCAGCAGAGACTTGAAGTCACGCTCGGAAATTGCGCCGGAGTTGTCGAGCAGTGACGCCAACGCGAGAGTCTGCTCGATCGAATCCGGTGCCTTGATCTCGATCGGCGGTTCGACCGCATCGAACAGGTAGGGCGGCGTCGGGTCGTAATCCTTGAGCGCTTCCGCCTTCAGGGTGGCCCAACGTGACTTCTTCGGTGCTGCTTTCGTGACCATTTCCGTGCTCCCAGGGTGAGGTGTTACTTGGACGGCTTGTCAGCCTCGGCGGCGCGCGCGAGCACCGTCTCGGGCTTGATGTTCTGCTTCGGGACGTAGCCCTTGCAGGTGAGGTTGTTGAACTCGACTGCCGAATCGCAGGTGTACTCGACACCCTCCGGCGAAACCAGCTTGATCGGCTCGAAGGCCATGTGCACTCCCATGATTGACACTCCCAGGGTGAATGAAGTTGGTCCGCGCCGGAGCCCTGGGAGATCCCCCGGCGCGGACCAACAATCAGGCGCTCGCGAAGCCCATCTTGAAGTTCAGCGCCTTCCAGCCCGGGCCGCCGTAGAGGTGCTTGACGGCGTATCCGAGGGTGGAGTCGATCTTGGCGGTGACGGTCATCTGGTACGAGAGCGCATCCTCGGTGGACCAGGTCTGCTCGGAGACCTCCGATACGGTGGCGCGCGGCAGGAATCGGGCGATGTAGATCGCGTTCGCGCCTTCGCCGTCGATGCCGAGCAGGATCATCCGGCGGTACCGGGTGTCGGGCTTCGTCGCCTCAGTGAACGACACCTCACCGGTGGACGGGTCGGCGGTGATCGCGGACAGATCCTGGTTGTAATACAGCGACAGGACGCTCTTGTTCGTCTCGAGGCAGGTGAAGCTGAAAGTTGCGGTGCGGCGGATGATGTCGGTGCGGACATCCTCGAGCGCACCCCATCCGGGGACGCCCGACGATTCCGTGTCGGCCGATGCCGAAAGGCCCGCGTCCGAGATGCGGCCGAGAGATGTGAATCCTGTGGTCGTCGACAGTTCCGACGATGCACCGGTCGTCAGCGACGTGGGCAGCGATGCGGTGGTCGGTGCGTCGAGGACAGCGCCGGCAAGAACCTTGCGGACCAAGTCGTCCTTGAAGGCCGCCAGTGAGTCGAATGAAACCATGAGTGTTCTCCTTCATGTGGGCATGCGAATTGACCGCCCACGTTGGGAGCGGTATCGAACAGGTGGACACGATCAGGCGAAGACGCGCCTGAACGAGAGTTGGAACGTGGCAGCGACGAACTTGTTGTCCGGGTTCAGATCCGGCAACTGCTGCACACCTTGTGCTTCGCGGACGGAGTCGATGAGCACTCCGTCGACCGATTGGCCACCCGACCTCAAGAGTCGTTCGCGGACCTGGCCAGCGACCGACCATGCCCGGGTGCGGGAGTCCTTGGCGTACACCCCGACCTGGACCAGCGGACGGTCGGTGATGCCGTCACTGCCACCGCCGACACGATTGACGACGATGACCGAGGGCATGCCCCGCCATTCCTTCTCATCGGGGAGGAATGTGCAGGTGTACCCGAGGTCGTCGAGGAGTGTGACGAGAACAGCCTCTACGTCAGGGAACATCGCTACGCCCGAACATGTCTCGGACCTGCGAGAGATTGTTCTCTGCCGAGTTCTGCGACGAACCGAACTCGCGCGAGACGCCATACGGGCCGTAGGACAGGACGACGCCGGTCCAGCGATCCATTCTCGCGCCGCCGATTTCGGTGTAGGACCGTGACGAACGTGCGTTGAGCCCTGATCGCTTGATGGCATTCTCGCGGAACACCGCCAGCCCGAGTTCCGCCATCTCCCCCATCAGCGACCGTAACTCGGGCCCCTTCAGGAAGTCGGACAGAACGTTCTCGCCCGGTCGTGGCATCCGGTAGTCCATCAGCCCTCGATTCGTTGCAGCTTGACGACCACGCCGGGAGTCGAGCCCGTGAACGGGTTCTTCCAGCGCGCGGGTTTGCCGATGACCGAATACACATCGCCGTCCGGGAGCTCGATGCGATCCGAGGACAGCACGTCGACACCCCATGGGCAGTACAGGACGACATCGGCCGTGACCGCTTCGCGGTTGTCGTCCACCGCCGAGTTCGACGAGGAGGACTCATCCGTTGCTGCCCAGTCGATCCCGACCCCTGCGATCTCGTGATGTTCGGAATGCTCCGAATCCCCGAACTTGCTTCGAGGCGGACGCCGCAAAACGGTGACGGTCTCACCGTGGGGGAACGTCATAACCCGGGAGCCGTCATCGACGTTGCACCCGACCTGTCACGCCCGGTGACGATGTCGAGCATCTCCGCCTCACGCTTGGTGAGGAAGAGGCTGCCATCCGGATTGGCGTAGGTCTGCGATACCGAGTGCGACCACGGGCCCGTCGTCTCATTCCGCGTCTGTTGACCCACGCCCTCAGAACTGCCGTTCAGCAGCGCCCGCTTGACCATCGCCCGAACAACCATGCCCGGTCCGCGATCGTCCGAGACGGGGCCAAGCTCCGGATACCAGAGGCGTATCCAATACGACGCATCGGCCAGGAGCGTGTCAGCGACCACGAACTCAGCCTCGGTCAGTTCACGCCACCCCGCCGCGAGGTCTTCCTTGGTGGCAAACGGGATGGCCATCGACTAGTCCGCCTTACGCCGTGTGGTGGTCTTCTTCGGCTCGGGCTTAACTTCTTCCGGCTCGGGGTCGCCAGCAAGGCGATTAAGTCGGTCAAAGCGAGCGAGAGCGTCCGAATGGACGTCGACCACAGCGCCGGCTGTGGCGTACCGATGAGTTCCGTCCGTGTCGCGGTACGCCATCATGGCGACGCGGACGGTCCTCTCGGCCATCAGGCAGCCAGACCTGTCAGGCGGATCGCGTTGTACGGGTTGGTTACCGCAAAGACGCTCCGCACCGAGGACTGAACCCAGGACGACTCTGTCGACTCGTCGCGGTAGGAGGTCGTGCGGAGCGGCTGCTCATAGCGGACCTGACCCACCAGGCCCTCCTGTACCGCGTAGGCCGTACCAGCCTGGATGACGTTGCTGGTGAGCATCGTCATTCCGTTGGCCGACAGCAACGCCTGCGCGTTGGCCATGCCGCCGCTGGCGATCTCGAAGTTCGCGCGCTCCTGGGGGCTCACGATCAGGAGATTGAACTGAGTACCGAACTCGCGTTCGTCGGCGAGCCGCCGCAGGTTCGCAAAGTCCGCCAAGGGAAGCACGGAATTGCTGGTGGTGTTGAACGTCAACGCCGCAGCATCCGACCACGAACTGGCGACCATGGTTCCGGCCGAACCGATCGCGGTCAGGGATGCATCGAGTTCGGCGATAGCGCGGACATGCAACTGACGCTGGATGTCGTTGCCGAGCTTGACGCCTTCGCCTTGGATGGCAGAGAGGTCGTTCCGGTCACGAGCCTCGTCGGTGACGCGGAACTTGCCGCCGAGCTTCTCGACCTGAGCCGTCTTGGGCTCCGGGCGATCGAAGGTCGCCTCGGGGAACTCCTGTCCCGGTGCCACCTTCTGTGCGGCGCGGGTCGGGAAGAGGTCGTTCGACGTGAGCTGCGAGTACAGCAACGCGCCGCCGGAGACTCCACCGCCGTTGGTGAAGATGCGCTCTGCGAAGTAGCCCTTGAGGGCGATGTTCGAGAGGTAGTTGTTGATCCGCGTCGGCTCCTTGAGCATGAGATCGACGGTGACGCTGTTGCCGACCACGCTCGGTGTGCCGAGGGGGTATTCCTGAGAGTAAGCAGTTGCCATCGGAATCTCCTCAGATGTCCAGTGCGATCAGCACGTCGTTGTTCGTGGTGCCGGTCTCGAGGGCGAGTCCGACTGCGACACCTGATGCGAGGGTCACAACCTTGCCGCCGGTCCCGATCTCGACCTGGGCTCCGGCTGCGATTGCTCCGCCGGCAGTCACGGGGATGATTCCGCCGCGATGAACGCCGACCGTTGCACCGGATGCGGCGTCAGCATTGGCGACACCGAACGGCTTGACGGCAGCTGTTGCCACAGCGACCTTGACCAGTCCGGAAGATGCATCGCGGGTCGCAGATACGCCCACGAAGGTCTTTCCGGTGACCGCCGCTGTGGTCTGTACCGTCACGTCTTGGCCGGGACGGAACAATGGCTTGGTTTCGTTTGCCATGCGTGTTCCTTTCTAGGAATCCCGCCCGGGCATGAAGCCCCAGTTGGCGGGGTAGGAATGGTCCTCCGTGAGTGGAGGTGTGGGTGAGGCCCCGGATCGGAGGGTTTCGATCGGGCGGTTCGTCGGAGGGCTCGGTGCACGACCTGACCCCAGTGCCGACTGCGCGAGGAGGCCCATCTTGACGGCGCGCGCTTCGCGTTCTTCGTATGTCCCTGTGGCCCCGATGAACTCGACGTAGTCCTCGCCGAGTCCGTATCTCGTTGCGAGCAGTTCGTTCTCCCGCTGAAGGAGGCTTTGCTGCAGCGCTTCCGATCGCTCGGTCGCCCGTTGAAGTTCGGTCTTGTTCGCCTCTTCGGCCTCCCGGGCCTGCTGGACGAGCGGTTCCGCTTCCTTGAGTCGATCGCGCAGGTTCTGTGCTTCCCGGTTCTTCTTCGACAACTGGTCACGCGCCCATGCGGGTAGTGACTCGATGTCATTCACCGGTGACGTCTCTTCTGCAGGCGTGGCCTCCGGGGCCTGTGCTGCGGGTTCGACGACTGGCTCGGCCGGGGTTGCTGCGGGATCGGTGGGCTGTGCAGGGGTGGTCATTGCTGGTGGCCTCCTGGGCCTCGTGGGGATTTACTGCGACCCCACCTCCAGGGCAGGGAAACTTGGGTACGACAAAGGCCCCGGAGCAGTGCTCACGGGGCCTTGTCGGGTCGGTGCGGGTTACGGTTCGAGCAATCGGTTCAGATCG